CAGCACCATGTCAGGGTTGTATTCACGGTAGGCTTCGTAGGCAACAGTCTTTAATTCAGGGAAATCCCACCTGCCACGCTCCGCATTTAGCAGGATAATCGCATCTGCCATGCTGTCACCGGGACTGAACACGCCCCAAGTGGTAATCGCACTGTAATCTGCGTTTTCTTTCTTGGAAAAAGCGGTATCGTAAGACTGAATGATGTAATGACAGTGGGGTGGTGCGTCTTTCGTCCAGATATTCCACCATTCTCGCTTGATAATAGCCCCTTCTTCCGAAGTCGGGTTCTGTTGGTACTGCGCATTCCACTTCATCACCGGAATCGAGGCCTTAACCGACTCTAATTCCTCTTTTTTCCAGAACTCTGGCCACAATACGTTGCCTGAGTCCTCAAAAATTGCAGGTAATTCAATTACTTCCCAGTTATCTGCGTGATTTTCGGCCTGTCTGCCCAATAATTTGCCTGTCAGGTCGATGGTAGACCAACGTGTCATGACAATAACGATGGCTCCCCCAGGCTGTAGACGCTGTCTGGGGCCAGATGTGTACCATTCGTAGGCTCCTTCCATGGCAGTCAGGGATAATGCGTCCTGTTCAGAGTGCGGATCGTCAATAATTAATAAATCTGCACCCCGGCCTGTGATGGCTCCACCGACACCTGCTGCGAAATATTCCCCCCCCTGTGATGTTTCCCACCTTCCGGCAGATTTTGAGTCAGCCGCCAAAGAAACATTATCAAACATCCGCTTATATTCCTGCGTATCCATAAGATTCCTTACTTTTCTACCGAAACGTATGGATAAATCAGCGGTGTGAGTGGTCTGCATGATCTTCATGTCAGGTTTGAGTCCCATAATCCACGATGGGAAGTACACAGAGGCAAATTCGGATTTGGTGTGTCGAGGAGGCATGTTGACGATTAAACGCTTACATTTGCCTTGAGCGACCTCTGTGAGCTTATCTGCGATAAGGCGATGGTGTTCGCCCTCAATGAACCCATCCCAGATGTATCGGACGTACTCCATGAAGGATTCCCTGCACTTATCCTGTGACTCAAGAGTAGCAAGCCTCTCCTTGAGCATCAGGATCTCTTTCATCTCAGATTCAGGTATATGGGCAAGACTGCTCAAAATACTTTTTTCACAGGATTGTATGTGGTGATTGATATTATATATATAACACTGCGCGCGCAACGGTTTGGGGGGGGTCGGGTCTAGAAAAACAAAAATCGGCAAAATTCAAGACATGACCCCTAGGGAACCTAAGAGCTCTAGAACTGACCCCAGCGCAGCCCCCTGGATCACGATACTGTATAAATGCACAGTGCATAGCTGCCTTACCGGGCTGCTCAAATAATTTTAATCTAATGTATTTTTTTAATATCAAAACATAATAAAAGTTTGCAATGTTTATAAAAATATTCGATAATCGGATTATCTTTTTTAAAAAGATAAAAACTTAAAACAAACTAAAGGAAAGAAACATGGACGATTTAATAAGAGAGAAAATCCAATTCGATAATGACCGAAAGATTGTTAAAGAATGGAAAGCGTCAAAACCACAATATGTGAAAGACTCAGAGAAAAGAATCGCTTCTTTTCAAGCTAAGTTTAGAAACGAAGTTAATCCTCTTCTTAAAAAGAATCGGAAAGAGAAGAGAATCGAAATAGTAAAAAGAAAGATTCATCTTTTCGATGGCGTCGAATACGAGATGACGCAAAGCAAAAAAATACAGTTGCAGACTGTATATAGGAATGTCGCTTTCGGATCGACTCTGATTGAACCACAAAAGGCAACGAATCGAATCGACATTCGATAAACCCACCGGGGGGAGAAATCCCCCATTTTTTTGTAATGAAATGGCTGCCGAATCGTTTAATATATGAAACGATGATGCTATACTAAACATTTAAACTGAGGAACTAAACGAAAATGAACGACAACAAAATAAAAGAGTTATTAAGAAACTTGCCGCAATCTTCTCAAGATAAATTAGAGGAGATAATCGCTCAATCTTTACTAGATGAAGCGCTTAAAACTGGCGAGAGTCCGGCAAAAATCGGAAAGAGGTTGTTAGAAAATGGGGGTGAGAAATGAGTTTTAAAGCATTTGTCGCCAAGTTAATAGAACTAGTTGAACATCTAGAGGAAGCGCAAAATCTTTCCGAAAATTGGAAAGAGACCAAAAAATGGGCGGTCAATTATTGGGCTAAAAAGATTGTCAAACATTTGGATCAACACCCTAATTTTGTGGAAGAGTTAAACAATGGGCGCTCAATCGGAGACAAATTGTTTTCTATTAGAAAGGAGATCAAACTATGAAAGACGCACACGACAGAATGCCCGAATCATTTATTGATTGGCTGCTTGAATGTCCGGTCCCTTGGATTTGCATCAAGGTAAATGAAAATACTGTTCATTTTTCTTTCGATGCACCAGAAGAAGAGGAAGAAGAGGCTTAGGCCTCTTTTTTTATAAGAAGGAGATCAGACCATGAAAATAAGAGTTAAAGATATCATGTATAAAAGTTATTACGACCTGAAACCACAAGAAAAAAGATTCTACACGATTAACCAAGAAAAGTACGAGCTAAACATGTGCGATGAGTGCGACATGATAGACAGCACTTATGAGCTATTTTGGGATTGTGATTTTGATCTTAAAGGTCATACGTGTTTGTGTGAAATTTGCTATAAAAAAATTGTAGGGTTCGAGAAGGAAGAGGCGTAAGCCTCTCTTGTCTTGGTGCGAGAGCTCGCTGCCTGGTGCGAGAGCTCGCGTCCTCGAGGCCTCGAGGCAAAACAAAAAAGTCCGCATGCCTAGTACCGGGCTGCACTAAGTCCGCAAGGAGTACTTAATATGTCAATATATGTAATTGAGAAAAATGGTTTTAGAATAGATATGATTGATCAATCCGACCTAGATAAAATAATTTGTGATCCAGAAGCATTACTGATCGAATCTCAAATGGCTGCAGCAATCTGGTGTGGCAAAATAGACGGAGCTCATTCGCATGCTGACCAGGTAGCAAAAAATAAAGGAAAATATTATCAGCACCTTTATTACTTTTTAGATAAGTATTCATAAAGGATTAGCACAGACAAGACCGCAAGTAATAAATAAAAAAAACAAAGTCCGCAAGTAAAACAAAAAAGTCCGCAAGTAATATATAAAACAAAAAAGTCCGCATGCTTTGAGATCTTAGACCGCATGCGATATCGTTTGCATTATCGTTGCATTATGCGATAATGATAATTCAAAGCTAAGGAGAATTTAAAATGTACACGAAACCAAAAAAGCTTTTGGATACTTCGCAAAGTAATACCAAAATCTTAAAGACAAATAAAAAGGAAATGAAAAAACTATTTCCTAATGGTTTTAGAATCGCTTCGCTTTCGATGATGCCGGACGAAAAACTATGCCCATGGTCTAATAATGCCGGATGTTTTGACCTATGCTTAAAGACTAGCGGACGCGCTTTAATGTTTGACAGTATAAGCGTAGCAAGACAAAACAAAACCGATTACTACCATGCAGATAAAACCGAATTCTTAAACCAATTGCGCAAAGAACTAGGAAATTTTGAAAAGGTTTGCGATAAGACAAACATAAAACCAGTAGTGCGCTTGAATGTTTATAGCGATATTCAATGGGAGCGCCACAATATCCCGCAAGATTTCCCAAACATTTATTTTTACGACTACACAAAACAAGCGCAAAGATTGGGAAAGCTTCCCGAAAATTACAAGCTTGTATTCTCTTATTCGGGAAAGAAAGAATATCAATCGCAAGTTAAGAAAGCATTAAAGCATGACGTACCAATAGCCGTTGTCTTTAATCCCAAAATGCCAAGCGAATACATGGGAAGAAAAGTTATTGATGGTGATCAATCCGACCTAGTCAACATGGAAAGCGGAAAAGTAATCATAGGCCTAAAGTATAAAAGGACTAAAGCTTCCAATGACGAAATGCTGGCTAGTGATTTCGTAGTCAATACTGACATTATAGCGACCGGATAATGTACGAATTACACATCAAACGAGAGGGATCTTTTCGACTCCATGCCATGGGGTCGAGATCCCAAATGTTGAGACAATCTGAACTGCTCAGAAAAAATGGCGTGTTCGATTGGTTCATCGTCAACACAAACTAAGTCCGCAAGTCCGCATGCATTTAAGTCCGCAAGCCCGCATGCGCACATATAAAGCGTGTAAGCCCGCATGCAGTTCACTAAGGGTAAGATAAGGGGGAGAGAGAGAAAAGCTCTCTAGGGGGACGAGAGAGGGGGGAAAACCTATTCCTCCCCACAAATCCCCACAAAATCCCATGTTTGCATAACCGTTGTTATTTGGTAAGATATACTACGGTAATGCAAAGATTCATTTAAATAACTAAGGAGCAAAAATGAACAAACCAATTACGATCATGGAACTCAATGAGTTCTACATGGATCACAAAACCAACATTCGATCAACCGAACTAGACTTGCTAAAGTGCGCAGGCTTTGAAGACTCAAGCTTCCGAAACGAATTGTGCGCAAAGTTTTCTAGACCATCAAAACTAGGTGAGTATCTCAACATTCATGTATGCACCCTAGTGATCGGAGAATACGTACAAGACGAAGACTTTTTGTCTGCACACTTCTACGAATCAAACCCATTGCACCCGAAGAATTGGAGTGTGATTGATTACAATATAGACGGTGACTGTCCTGAAAATTTATTAGGAGCAAAACTAGACTTACCATTCATATCTGCGTCATCGGATGTGTATGTGAATGGCGAAAGTGAAATCCTCACTGAAGATAAACGCCTGCCAATGAACATCCAAGAGGCGATCATCGCTTGCACGAGATTTGAGGAAGAGTCATTAAGATCCGCAAAGAATAAAGAAAAGAATCTCGAAAACTATCACAAGAATATGAGGGAACTTGATGATGATCAGTCGGCCATATTCTTAACCCTTCAAACCATCCACGCTCAGTGGTGCAAGATGCATGATCTTGAGTTTATGTGCGCTAATGACATGCTCACTGTATGTGATTTAAATGACTATCAAAGAAAATGGTTAAAGGCTTTTGGCAAAGCATGGGATGGCATGGAAGAGATTAAAAGATTCCATGGCTTCGCATACAACAACGCAGGGGAGGAACTGTAAATGAAACTAGAAGACCTTAACAATTTAGTCGTTACGAATTTACAAACCATGGAACACTCAAAAGGGGTGGCTCACTCCATGATTATATCTAGAGATGGCAAAGAGATTCTCTTTTCAAACAACGAAGGGAATGGCGGATGCGATAGCCACAATGTCTCTCGTGAAAACATGCAGTGGCTTAACGGTCTACACCGCCTATGCAAAAAAGAATTAAACAAAACTGAAAGCCTAGATTGGCTTTTAATGTTCGCAGAAAAAGGAAAGTCATTGTCTTGGGCAATGATGAAAGCGAAAAAGTTCGATGAGCTATCACCGGAAGAACAACTGGCATCGCTATAATGAAATTCCTAGCCAGTGATCATTGTCCTGAAGTCACGCTCCGATCTTTGGAGCATGACCTCAGACATTCAAACGATAGA